GGAGAACTTCGTTCAGGTTGCCGTCACCGACTTGGTAACCGCCTGCGCCGTTAGGGAGAGCCATGATAATTTCCTTTCAAGATTGAGATGCAAGAAAGGGGACCGAAGTCCCCGTTTCAGTTTAGCCCCACAGACGAACGCCCATTTGAGGACGAATCGTGCTGTAGCCGTACAGAACGTCAATACGGCAAGGCAGACGGTCGTTGTTGATGTCGTACTGACGAACAACGCGCAGGCTGATACCGTTGTGAACGGCACGAGCAGCCATGTCAACGCCTTGTGGCAACAGCAAGTCAGCAGTTGCGAAGGTGATGGCATCCTTGTGGTATACCAAGTTCTGAGCGTACTGGGTGGAGGCAGCGCCCACGAACACGATGGCCTTGCTGGTAGCAGGCAAAGTGTTCACGGTAGCCAGAGCGTGAGCAGCCGAGTAGATCGGAGCCACGGTCACGTTACCAGCACCAGAGCCGTTCAGGGCCACGTCAGCCAAAGCGACGAACTGGAACAACGAACCAGTGGATTCACGGGTTTGTGGGTTCACAGCGTAGCAGTCAGCCACAGTGAACACATCGCCAGCCTTGATGGTTGTCGAAGTGCCTGCGCCGGTGATGGCGATGGTGGTTGCGCCTTCAGAAGTCACAGCAGCGGAAGTTGTACCGCCAGTGGCTGTACGCGAACCGGTGGTGAACTGCTTGATCGACTGAGACATGTTGATCTCGTCAAAGCCCAACACGCCAGTGCCCATCATGCCGTTCTTGAACTGCTTGCTGATGGTGTCGGTGGGGTTGAACAGACCTTTCATGCCTTCGACCAAACCAGCGTTGGCGGCTGGGTTGACGGTGGCGTAACGAGGGTTCATCACGGCAGCGTTTTCGTTCAGTTTCTGTTGAGCTTGCAACAGAACCAAAGAAGTGGCTGGAGTGGTGCCAGGGGTGCCGACCGAGTTGCCGATGGTCTTGTAAGCGTTGGCGACATCAGCGTCGATGCTGGATGCCAACTGGCTGATACGAGGCTTCAACACACGCTCTGCGAAGTCGTCCAACTGCATGGTCAATTCGGCAGAAGTGAAGTTCACGCCGATGTGCTTTTGGTTGGCGACAGTCAGGGTGGTGTACTGCTCGTTGTCGTCCTGAACTTGCAGGGCGGCACCGTCAGTCACCAGAGCGCGGTCGGGCAGGCGGATACGCAGTGTGGAACCGATCTTGGCACCTTCAACAGCGAAGCTGTCGTCGTACTGTCGGTTCACGTTGCGGGTCAACACGAGGTTGTTTTCCAAGATCTCCAGCGATTTGCGGGTGATCATGTCAATGGTCAGAATGCTGTTAGACATGTGAGTCCTTTCAAAAGTTTAGCGGGTTGCCATTGCTTGCAGTTTCTTCATCTGCCGGGCACGTTCGGCTTCAATCCACTGCGAGTCCGACATGGTCTTGGTAGACCGTGGGTCCGTAGTGTCATAGGCCGGTGCTCCAGAGGAGCGTGCGGTGACAGGTGAAATCGGCGCAGGCGCTGACGTGGTACGTTTCACGGGAGGTTCAGCGGCCAGTTTGGCTTCGATCTTCCCGATTTCTTTTGCCTGTGCAAGTGGCGTCATGCGCGAGATACGTTCTGCGTCTTTGGGGTTGGAGCCGAGGTAGTAAGCCAACTCGGGGCCAATGTCCGAAGACTGGATCGTTTCGGCCATCACGTTGGTGATTGGGAGCTTGGGGTTGTAGGCGACTTGCTCGAAGTCATCATACTTGTCCCGTGCTGCTTCCTCACGTTCCTGATAGCTCTCGAGGACTTGCGACTGCTGCTTGGCGGCTTCACGCTTGGCGATCAGTTCTTCGGCTTTCTGGAGGGCCAATGCTTCAGCATAGGCTTCAGGGCTTTCAAACTGGTCAGCGGATGCCGTTGGGGCTGCTTTCAACACCTGCTGTTCGGCCTGGCGTTGCGCTTGCTCTCGTTCCCACTTACGTTGCTCTCTTGCGAGGCGTTTGCCGATTGCAGCATCGAGTTCTTCTTGTGTGAAGGTCTTCGAGGGCTGTTCTTCAGCGACTTCCGGCGTACTTTCAGCACTTTCAGGAGTGGCCGTCACTTCTGGTGCAGGCGCGGAGTCAACTTCCGCTAAGGCTTGGACTTCTTCAGTCATTGAAATGAACCTTTCGATTCCCCGGTGAACCTCGCCGGTACGGTGTTCTTTATCTTACAACACCTGTGGGGAATTTGCCACAGGTGTCGAGATTATGCGCGGTACAGCTCGTACCAGTACGGTGCTTCGTAGATCAGACCAATTTTGTTGGTCGTTGTGGACATTACGTAGTCACCGCTGGCCAGTCGGATGTTACCTGTGCCGTTTTTGACGGTCACGTCCTGGGCGGAATCAGCGGATCGCAGGATGATCATGCGATAGTCCAACGTGTTCACGATGGTGTCCAGATCATCTGTGGCTGCGCCGCCTTCGGTACCCACCGCAAAGTAGACGCCGGTGGCAGGCGCCGTGATGCTGCCTGTGGCAATCGTCAGGGTGCTACCCCGAGGATAGATAACAGGTGCGAGCGCACTGGAGATGTCAGTGTAGTCAGGAATAGCAGCCCAGCGATCAATGCGCAACCAACGACCAGCGCCATTGGTTTCCGAGATTTGGGTGACGGTGTTGGGGGAGAGGGTGCTGGCACCGTCCCAACGAAACACGCCCGCTGGGACATTGTCCGCAGCGGCTCCTGCACTGGCTTGGATCGACTCCATGAAACTGCGGCGACCAGCGGGAGTGTCGGTGATCGGCAACGGCGTGATCGTGTAGGGCGTTGTGGGCACGCTGGCGGTCTGCTGCTCGACCAGCGTGATGCTGTCTGCGGCAACGGAGCCGTTCACATCCATGGCGCCTGGGCCTTCAACCGTCAACACACCGGACGAGGGTGGCACATACGCTGCGGTCGATGCATCGGTGCCCACGTAGCCCGAACCCGAAGCCGACATGAACAGATCATTTGTGGAGCGGGCCAGACCACCAGTGGCGGTGAAAATGCCGTAGCACGCACCTGTGGTGCCGTCATCGCGCTCAAATGGCGACATGCGGATGGCATTGTTGATGCTGTCCACAAAGGCCTGGCTGACAACCTTGGGCTGGCGCTGGCCAACGCAGTGCCAGAAGTTCTCACGCATCGTGACGAACAGGCGCACAGTCTGACCAGTCAGGGCTGTTGGGCACCATGCTGGGCGACCGGTCAACTGGTAGCAGACCAACGAACCGATGAGTGAGCCTTTGTCGTGCGTGCTGAAGTAGCAGCGGGACACGGTCACTCGGCAGTTGGCGGTCAGTTCCACCAAAGTGGTCATGTCGATGCAGGCGTCGCCGGACCACTGGAACGAGCACTGGTCAACCCAGACCTTGTCAGCGGTGGAAGGCTCGATCCAGATGCTGTCACGCAGGGTGGCGGTGGCGGCATTGGCCGTTGCGCCAAACTGCAAGCGGCGGATGATCACGTTCTGGCCGGTCACCTTGAATCGAGTCACATCGAATGCGGCCCAGATGTTGACGTTGCGGCCAGGCGCGTCGATGGTGACGTTGCCAGGGATCAGAATCTGTGCATTCAGGTGAATGTTGAACTGACCCCGTGGGAAGAACAGCACGTTGCCACCGCCAGCAGTGCGGGCCTGCTCCACAGCCCACAGCAGACTGCCTGGCTCGTAGCCTGTCAGTGCATTGGTCACCCAGTAGGTCGAGTAGCCGTAGCCACCGGTGGTGCCTGCGGTCAGCGCGTAGCCCGACATGTCGGAAATGTCCGCAGCCATGTCGATGGCCTGTTGCTGGCTGAATGCGGTTTCTTTGACAGCCGTCGAGAATGTCTGCGTTGCACCTTCGGCAAATGTCAGCTTGACGCCGCCCGTGGCAGTGAAGTCGTAGGGCGCATTGGTTGACCCAGTGGCCAGCACTTCAAACAGCAGGTCTTCGGTCTTGGCGTACACCTTGTCACCTGCGGTCACGGTGGAATACGTCAAAGCCGACAGGTCGAGGATACTGTTGACAAACTTGTTGGCCAAGCTGGAGATCGCAGTGGCGTTTGCAGCCAAGGCTGTGGCCACCGTACCTGCGCCGTAGCCGACCATGGTTGCACCGGTGGACGATGCCAGATCGGTGATCAACTTATCCAGCGCAATCGAGGTGGCGCCGCCAGCCAGGTTGTCGTAGGTGCCGAGCAGAACGTCCGTCGAGTCCTTGATGACAAACTTGTACGAGTCGGTGCTCAACAGCCAGATTTCACCGCCAGGAATGCGGCCAGTGGAATCCAAGATGATTGGGTTCGTGTGAGCCGTGCCGCCCGAGGAGCTGGTGTAGGTGGCTTTGTTGGTGGTCGTACCGGCAGCGTAGGTGTAGATCTTCCCACCTGCCAGCGGCACGCCAGCGTTGGAAAAGAACTGACCGGCTGCGCCGCCGAGAGGGGAGAGGGTAACAGCCATGGTTGGTCCTTATGCGCTCAACGCAGCGACTTTTTCTTGGAATGCTTTGACACGGGCTTGCAGGGTCACTTCTTGCTCGGCAAGTGCGGCGCTGCGTGCGTCCATGTCTGCCTTCTGAGCAGCCAGCGATTGAGCAGCCGTTTCAGCCAACGCCTCGCGGTTCTTCAGATCAGCTTCACGAGCAGTCACGTCAGCGTTGAACGCCTTTTCCTTGGCCGCGATTTCCTTGGCCTTGGCCTTGGACTCGGCCAGCGAGGTGTTGGCTTCGTTCAGTGTCTGCTTGGTGACAGCTTGCAATTCGGCAATCTCGGCACGGGCAGCGGCCAGCTCTTTACGAGCAGCTTCGCGGTCGGCCACAGCGTCTTGGACCGCTGTCATCGCGCCTTGTCGGACTTCCAACTCGTCGCGCAACACCGCCATTTTGGCAAGGTCGATGGGCAACTGCTTGCTGAAATACTCAACGTAGTTCACGGATGGGGTGTCGTTGGAGACGTTCATTTTGACCTCTTAGGAGTAGTAGGTGATGTTCAGTTTGGCACCACCGGCTTGCTCAATGAACTGGATCTGGGACAGATCGCCGTCATACTGCAAGGTGACGCCTGCGGCCAGGGGCATGCCCACGGATGCCGTGGGGGCCACGTTGTCATCGCGCCAGCGAACAGCCTGACCTTCGGGGGTGATGATGGCGATACGGGGACTGCCCACCAGGCCGTTCAAGTCGCGCTGGGGGACGGTGAGTTTGGTCGCAGAACTCAGACTTGTGATCTGCTGGTAGCCCATCACCGAGGTGATTGCTTTGAGGTTGATAGCCATTAAAATCTCCTTCTTTCGGTGAATGACCGAAGTTTGATCAGCAAGTCGTCAGTGGGGACAATTGGCGTGACCCCGCTGACCACAACGGCGGCAGGTTGCCCTGCCACAGTGTACGACCCGTTGTTGGCGTAGACAATCCGTGATTTTTGGATTGTCGCGGCAAATCCGGTTGTATTGTACGTCCCAACGCCGCCAGAGATCAACCGATCCCTTGACAAAGAGGCCGATTGGCCTGTGACAGCGTACAGGCCACTGCCAGCCATGATCGTGTAGGCACCACCAGCAGGGGTGTAGACCACGATGGCGGCTTGACCGGCAACCGAATATGCGCCGGTGTTGGCCAGCATTACCCTGGACTTCAACAGCGTGGCGTTCTGACCAGTCAGGGCGTAGGTGCCGTAGACCGCAGACACCAGCCTCGACCGCAGCAGACTGGCGGCTTGACCGGTGACAGCGTAGGTGCCGTTGTTGGCGACCAGGGTGTACCCACCTGCGCCAGCGTAGGCGATTGTGGCGTTCTGGCCAGTCAGGGCGTAGGTGCCGTTGTTGGCCGTGACAACGTAATTGGCCGCGCCCAACTGACCGTTGATGTAGCTGACTACCAAATAGTCGATGCCGCCACCAGCGGTGAACGTCAGGCCGGTGTTGTTGCCATTATCGGTCGAGTTTGCACCCATGTACCACGTTGACGACTTCTTGAGAATCGCCTGCGTGGTGTTGGTGCTTCCAAGAACCACTGGAGTGCCTGATGCACCACTTAAATTGAATGCTGTGAACTCGTTGGTCGTTCCGCCAGTGAACAGGACAGAACCAATAGCCGTGTTGGTGATGTTGGCAAATTTGTTCGAGCTTGTGACGGTTAGCGCACCTGCACCACCTTGGTTTAAGGTGGGCCATGTTTGGATACCACCACCTGCAAATGTCTTTGCTGTGGCTGCCACAAGACTGATTGTTCCTGTTCCTGTGACGGTCAATCCTGTGGATGTAACAGCCCAAGGGTTTGTCCCGCTTCCGCTAATAGCCCAAGTACCTGTGCCGATTGCCAATGTACGAGTTGCTGTACCCGTAGACAACGTTCCACCGCTTGCTCCTGACAAAGTGACGTTGTAACCGTTAGCATCAAATGTTCCAGCAATAAGACTGATTGCGGAATTTCGGTTTCTATTTGTCGCAAACGCATCTTGTAGAGTGACTGACCCGCTTGGCGAGTTAATCGTAAATTCCTGAGTGAACGTGCAACCAGCAGTTGTCAGCGTCTGAGTTGTGCGTCCAAGAAAACTGACTACGGCTGTCCCTGTAAATGAACACCCTGTTCCGTTAATCCAATTTCCATATACGTTTGTTGCAGTAGTACCTGTGGCAAATACAACAGTGTTTGTCGTACGTCCTGACATATCAAGCGTACCGATGTTGTATTCGGCGTTCAGCGTGATTACTGCGCCAGACGAAGGGTATGTGGCTGATGGAATGATTGCAGTGTCTTGCGCTAACGGGAACTGCGTTGAGTCAATAGTGCCGCCAGATGTGGCAGACCACGCCAACGCGCTTCCATAGTTTGCAGACACAGTGGATCGAAAATAAACAGTCTTGGCTGCATCGAACGTGATTCCACTATTACCTTTGCAATCACCCAATCGAGTACCGCTTGCAGGCGCACCAGCGCCTGTAATTGCAATGTCTCGGAAATCTGTATCTGTGGCAACAACAGAAGCAGCCGATATGGTTCTCTGAGTAGCAAATACGTCAGACTGTAGCATCAACCTCATCACGGCGTTTGTGCCTGCGTTGAATGTCAAAGTATTTGAAACAGTCTGGTTTGCTGAAATACTGATTTTCGCTATTCCAACAGAGGTGCGCCCAGTAAACGTCAAATTGTTAAACGTATTTGCGCCTGATATTGATGGACTGGAAGGTGACGCGCTTGTAAAAGTTACGTTATGAAAAGTCAATCCTCCACCTGTAAAAGCAGGGCTTCCTGTAGACAAATTAATCTGCGAAGTGCCTGCGTTAAATGTCAAGTTGGTGTTTGTCGTGAAAATGACAGGCGCTGTCCCGCTCAACGAAACCGTGGACGAACCAAGACTGATCGACCGAGTGTTTGAGTTGCTAGACGAAATAGAGGAAGCGGTGAAGTTATAGTTATTGGTGTTTAGTGTCCCTGCACCAAGCGTGAACGTACTAGAACACGTAAAAGCAGCTCCCAAGTCCAGTGTGATACCTGTGGCTGTGCCTGCAAACGTCACCGCACCTACGGTCACTCCGCTGTTGGTGAACGTGACCGTACCTGTACCCGAGTTACCATCAAACTGTGGGGTGTCGCCTGCAATAGGAACAGACGCACCGCCAGCGCCGCCTGAGGTGGTTGACCAGTTTGCGGTGTTGGTGCTGTCCCAGTTGCCTGTACCGCCAACCCAGAATCTGTTCGCCATTAGATCACCTCATCAGGGGGCGGTGCAGTGATGATGGCGATCCAGTTGTCCACGCGCTGTTGCTTCATGGCCTCGATCTCAGCATCGCTCAGACCGTGGTCATCAGGCAAATACAGCGCGTCACGGTACATACCGTGCGCGGTCTGGAACTCGAAATCAATCTTCATGTTGCCTGGAACACGCCGTTGGTGCCGTCCAGAGTCACGGTGACAGTCTCACCAGAGGCAACTGCCTGGCTGGTGCCGTAATCCCAGTAACCCACGTTGGTGCCGGTGGTCGAATCGACCAGCACAGCATACTGGAACGTGAAGCCAGCGCCCGAGGCAGTCCAGACGCTTGGGCTTGCCAGCACCAGCTTGAACGTGCCACCTGTCTGCGATGCGCTTGTCGTGCTGGCAGCATTACCACCCGTGGTGTAGCCGTTGCCGTTGGCGACTTCAGTGATCGTGCCAGCAGACTGGTTGACCGCAGTGGCCAGCTTGATGACCCACGAATCGGAACCCGAGTCGATGCCTTCAAAAAGGTTCTCAATCGCGGGGGTGAATTTGTTGTACGTTGCCATGATTTGTCCTTACGCCAGGAATCGGAGTTTGTAGAGGGTCGTCAAATACAGCTCGACGATGTTGTCAATGAGCTGCTGCAACGAGGAGTCCGATTTGTCCGCCACATCGTAGCGGCCTTTCTCGATCTCAGCAAGTTGGTCCTGCAAGAACTCAATGATGTTGGTGGTCTTCTTTGCCGCAGGAATGGCAATCGGACCGATCAGGCCATGACGACCCTGATAGGCTTCTGCGAATGCGTCCGCACGGTCAATCACGCTGTCGTAGAACGTGTTCAGCGCCACATGTTTGGCGTAGCTGCGGGTGTTCAGATGGACCGAATGGGCCACATTGCGGCCCAAAAACAGCAGTCCCATCAGTTGTGCTGCGTTCATTGTGGCATCTCCATCGGTTGCATTGGCTGCGGCATCTCAGGCATGCCTTCCATGCCCACATCCATCTCTTGACCGGGCATCTCAGGGATGCCGCCGATCTGGCCGTTGGACTCCATCGCAGCGGCCACCACACCCATTGCGATGTCTTGGATCTGCTGCTCGTTCATGCCAGCTTGGGTGGCCGTGATGCGCTGTGTCTCAGCCTGGTATGCCTTGATCTCAGCTTCGTAGTCCTTGCGGCGCTGCTCTTGCATTTCAATCGACTTGCCCACGTTGGTGAGCATCTGGTGCATCTGCTCCATCTCCTGACCCATCGCCTGCATCTGCATCTCGGCAGCTTGCAGTGCCGGTGACTTGTCGTCGTCGGACATGATCTTGGGGTCGATGGTCTTGGCAAACCGCTTGGACATCTCTTGGGCGCCAGGCCAGTCCATGTTCTTGACGAACAGGTCACCGGCAACTTTCCACAGCTCAGGGTTGCCTTGCAGCAACTGAGCCATTGCTTCCAAAGCCTCTTGGCGCTTGGTTGCATAGCCTGGGCCGGTCACAGCCACAACATCGTACTTGCCAACGCCAGGGTTGTAGATCTTCTCGAGCACGATGCCCTGCTCGTCGCGGATCTCGTTGACGGGTTGGTCTTGATCAGGGTTGATCTTGACCATCTTTGTCTCGCCGTCCTCACCAATGATCCGAGCAATGCGCTGGGTATCATAGATTTTGGGGATCAGGTCGATCAACTGGCGGGCAATGTGGCGAACGCCACGGGCCAGGTTGTCACCGTAGTGGTACGTGCCCACATCGCCTTCTTTTTGGCGGGCCAAAATGGCCTTGCCAGAGCGCTCGTTGGAGCCCATGCCCAGCGATGCGTTGTACTGGCCGGTGGTCGCCTTGATGTCCTCGGCAGCGCCCGATTTGGCTTGCAGGAGGCCAGAAGACGCCATTGGGGGCTGCGCACGCTGTGGCAGGGGCAACACGCTGCCCTGACCATCCGTAACGTCAGGATTGACCTCCAGATAGGGCCAGTTTTGCGTGTTGGCGGTCTTCCATTTTTCCTCGTAGCCCTCAAACTGGCCACCGTAGCCAATGAACGGGGCCTTGGGCGCCAGCGCCAGCATCTCGGCTTCCTGGGACACCCAGTAGTTGTACATGCGCTGGGCATCTTTGGCGTTGCGCACCAAGCCCGACACGTACAACCGGCCATCGACCTCGAATTCGTTGCCGACAATGCGGATCACCGGAATCCACTTGCCCGCCCATTCACGTTCTTCGAGGATCTCGTAGCCGTTGATCTTGCAATACTTGACCTTTGGACGGTCCGACTCACGGCTGCGCTTGGGCTTGCCGTAGACCGCACGCAGTTGCTTGTCCTCGGGCGTGCCTTCAAAGGCTGTCGCGTTGCCGGGGTACAAGTTCAGCGTGGCTTTGTCGTAGTCGATGTAGTAGTAGTCCGCGATGCGCACTGTGTCTTCGTTCAGCCAGTTGCTGATCGACTGATCACCCACACCCAGCGACTGAAGGGTCGTGATGGGGGTGGCATCGGGATACATGCGCTCAAATTCAGCCTTGGTCACGTCTTCCGTGATGAAACACCACTTGGCGTCAGCGCCGGTGGGGTCTTGGATCAGGGGGTCCATGTAGACCGAGAAGCTGTTGCGGATGCGACCGATCTTGATGTCCTGATCGAAGGTGTCGTCGTCGCAATACTCGGTCAGCAGGCGGATGTAGCCCTCGCCGTAGGCCACCTGGTTCTCGCAGGCGGTGTCATAGGCCACGTCAGCGTCCGAGATGTACTCGATGTGACGGATCATGCCGTTGAACACCTCGGCCACCTTGACATCGGCCTTGTCGTCCACGGGGATCACTTTGGCACCCGGGCGGTTTTGCCGCTGGTCGTTGGTGACTTGACGAACGTGCTGGGGCAGCTTGTTGATGGTCAGTGTGGGGCGTGCGTTGATGGTCTGGCCCTGCACAGCACCACGGGTCGCCAGCACATCGGCTGGCCACTGCCACTGGTTGTCAGGGGAGCCTGCGTAGAACCGCAGGTCGTCGATCTCATCTTCGCGGGACTCTGAGAGCGCGGAAACCGCCAAATCAAGGCGGGATCGGGCCAGAGCCAGAACATCAGAGGCACTTTTCTTGGGCTTACCGCCGTTTGCCACAGCAGCGGCGGCAACCATGCCAGTTGGGTCAGCCATTCAGGACTCCTAAAACGTGAGGTTCACGCATGACGACATATTCTTTGCCACCGTGCGTGAATTCTTGCCCTACGCCGAAATAAAGGTGGTCACCGACCTTCAGTTCTTTGCAATCAGGGCCTGCGGACACGACTATACCCGTTTCCTGCTTTTCTGTCGAAAGAAGCTCGAACATGGCGTGTTTTTCGACATCACGCTCGATGATCAGGCAGTTTTGCATTGCACGAAAAGTCATGAACCCATCCATCCGGTTGATACACCGCTGCGATCCACATTGATCGTGCGTGGTGTGCTACGAGAATTGTACTCCCCACGGCTGGCCACGGGGAACGCAAACGTCACGGCCAGGGCGTCAGCCGCATCAGGAGAGGCCAGCCCACGGGCTTTCATCTCCTTTTTGCCCTCCAGGAAGATTGTGCCCGCTGAGTTGGGCTTCTTCATGGGTCCGACCAGGTCGTTTTTGAGCGATCTGTCGTTGGGAATTGAGGCAGTTCTGAGCCAATCGCGCATTGCGCCCCAGATTTCAGCCCGTTTGTTGCCCCACATCACGGGGTTTTTGGCCTTCCATGCGAAGTTCACCCCGCGCACTTTATACCGCTGCTCGGTCAGGCGGTCAAGGATGCCGTAGCCCAGGCCACCCTCGTCGATGACGGTCAAAGTGGGCTTGAACTCCTCGATGGCGTCGATGACGTGCCCCACAACGCTCATGGTGTCCTCACCTTTGAGGCGCTTGATGGCCACGATGTCCCGTCCTTGGCGCACCAAGATGACAGTGGAGTCCATGCCGCCACGGGCGGGGTCCACGCCGATCACGATCGGGGCCGTTTGGTCCTTGTACGGGGGCCGTTTCATGGCGTCCTCGACCACCAGGGGCGAGATGAACTGGTCTTCACCGGCTGCGGGGAACTCGCCGTAGACCTCGACACGGGCCTGGATCGAGTCTTCGCCGTATTCCGCGATGATCTGGTTGTAGATGGCCTGGTCGGTGCCCTCGACGGTGCGGGCGTCGATGATCTGCCCTTTCCAGAAGTCCCGTTTGCCGTGAAACGTCTCGAAAAAGTACCCCGTGTTGCGCCGTGGGTTGGAGAACGCGAACCAGTAGCGGTCGAGGATCTTCTCTGTGAAGAAGCCCGCTGCCACGCTCCAGATCGCATCGGGGATACCTGACGCCTCGTCAAAGATCACCATCATGCCGTCATGGTTGTGGACACCGGCGTACGAGTCGGGGTTCTCCTCGCTCCAGAGCTTACCCTCGGCGGACCAGTAGCGCGTGCCCTTCTTCAGATCCCGCTCGACCAGCTCGGTCAGCCACTGTGCAGGGGTCAGCTTCGTGGCCGAGGGCTCCCACCAGTGCGAGTTGATGGCCATGGTGGCCCATTTGGTCAGTTCACCCCAGGTGACGGTGCGCAACTGGTTCTCGCTGTTGGCCGACACGATGACTGAGCTGCCGATGCGGGTGGACAGCATCCACAGGATCAGCCAGCTCACGAGTGCCGATTTACCGATACCACGGCCCGAGGACACGGCCACGCGCAGGGCGTCCATGTCGAGCTGGCCCTGGTTCTCTTTGATGTGCGCCGTGATCTCGCGCAGCACCTTGCGTTGCCACTTACGAGGCCCACTGAACTTCTCAAGCGGGGTGTTCTTCTGGCCCCAGGGGAACGCGAACAGGACGAACGTCTCTGGGTTGTCCTTGACCTGGGCGCTCCAAAGCTGGGTCATCAGCGTTTGTTCCTCCTCGGGGGAGTAGCGGGGTTTTTGCATCAAATGTCCCTCGAGTCCACGTCAATCACTTCAGCGTCAATGATCCGGGCCTGTGCCGCAGCCAGCGCCTCGGTGATCGAGATCGACCCGCCGAGCTCCACGGTCTTCGTCTCGCCGTACTTCTTCCGATTGTGGGCACCCATGAGCCACTTGCGAGTGTCGATCTTGAGGCGACTACGCTGGACATCCTCCAAGGAGTCATCGGCATCGGCAATCTCGATGATCTCACCGGCCATGAACTCGGTGCGCATCTCCTGGGCTTCGTCAAACAGCATCTTCCTCTGCGGGTCCTTCTTGATCCACCGGTAGAAGTCGTTGTAGTCGATGTCCCGCTGGTCATCCCGCAGCACTTGGGACAGGGACATGCCGTGGGCAATCGAGTCGATGGCTCGCATGAAGACCTGCTCATACTGCACAAGTACGAGTGCTCTGCCTTCGGGCGAAGGTTTACGTGGCGCAGGGTCGAGCCAGTCTGGTAGTTCGATTTGATGTGCGACATCTGCGCCTACGGGATTGGGGTTCAATGTGTCCATAGTGGCCATAGGGTAGCACATGTGTGTCTGGAGTTGCAATGAACCCACTGGGTCTAGGGAGTCATTTGAAAAATAAAAAATTTAGTCTGATGCCTCCGTAGCCGCAGACCCTTGTCGCTCGGCCCTACCCCCTCCCCCTTGGCACCCCGGCACCCGCGATCCCATGGGTCCATGGCGTGAGCCCGTGTGACCATGGTGCCGCGATCCAGTGAGCCCGAGCACCCCGAGCATCACCCAGCGGGTCACCCACTGCACCCAGTACCAGTCACCCAGCGGGTCACCTGATCCCGTGATTCCGTGGCTCAAGGGGCAAACCCAGTGGGTGAACCCGTGACCCAATGGGCCAATGACCCAGCGGGTCACAATGCACCCAGCGGGTCAAGGGATCGGGGAAAATGGCGGTGAGTGGTACACCGGTGACATCGCGCAGGCGAGGCTTAAAAATACGACTTTTTGGAAAGGGTCTTTTTTTTCAGAATCCTAGAATCTCTCTCCCCTCTGTAAGTCACAACTGACGCACTGACACCATGGCAACAAAGGCACCACCCAGCGGGTAGGGAAACTACTGATGCAAATAATTGTTGACCCGCTGGGTCATATCTGTGTTATGATTACATCACCGCACACAATGCGGCCTTGTAACCCGTAAATCTTGGAGAACCTCATGATCAAAGACATCACCCTCGCTGTGTTCATCGCTCTTGCCCTGCTGGCCGTGCTGCTGCACGCCATGGGCGCCCTGTTTCCCCTGTAACCCGTAACCACTGAAAGACCGTAACCATGCTTGACACCGGATATTTCACAATCACTGACTCAGGCAAACGAAGCCGCCATCTGTCGTTTGAGTTAGCCGCATATACCGCGCACCGCCGTTCGGATATTGAACGAATTGTCGAAGTTGAACGGGTAATTCTCAACGGTCAACTGACAACCCGTGAACGTGATGTAACAACCCACGCCCTTGACTTAATTTCAACCCTGTAACCCGTAACCCGTAAGGACTGACACCATGAAAAACGAACACTCACAAACCCTGTCCGCCATTGTTGACCGCTTGGGCGTGCTGGCCGCTGCTGCTGCCGACATTGAAACTGAAGTCAAGGCCCTGAAGGCTGAGCTGATCCTTGCCGGGGTGGAGACACTCGAAGGGGATCTTTACCGTGTTGCCGTGAGCCACTGCCCGGGCCGTGAGGTTATCGCGTGGCGTGCCATCGCTGAACACTTCAAACCATCGCGCCAACTGATCACCGCTCACACTGAAACGGGGACGCCTTACTCGACTGTCCGCGTGTCCGCACGTAAGGGGGCATGATCATGGCCGACTTCAACAAAATCTTACTGGGTAAACTCAAGAGCAACGCGGGCACCTTCGCCGATGGTGAAAACATTTGGCTTGAAAAGCACAAATGGGAATGCGGATGGTATTGGGGATTCGGATATATCGGAAATAAAAACTGTCATTTCCATTTTGAGAGTTTGCTTTACATCAAGGACGGCAAAGGATCGTACAAATACACGGCAAGCGATCTATTTGAAGCCACTTCCATAACTGATCTTGAATGGTGGGTTATTCGTGATCTGTTCGTGCAGGCGTACGCCCTTAAAAAAGCCGCTGAGGTTTATGAGCATGGGGGGCACCAGACAAGTCAACACAGCTTGATTGACATCATTCACAACAAAGAACGCGCCGCACAAATAAACGCTGATCTTTCTAAAGTGCTTGACGCTGTTTGGCAATTTACCTGCAATGCAATTAATAAAGGGGCATGATCATGGCCGACTTCAACAAAATCTTACTGGGTAAACTCAAAAACCGTTTTTCGCCTGACCATGTGGTCACCCTTCGTAACATCCGGGTAAATGACGATAAACGTGGCTGTTCCGGGTTCATCGCCCGTGGTGGTGCCATCGTTTACGTGAACACTGAGCCCTGCGGCTCGCTGGGTTACATGTACCGCACGGCCCAGCACCTGAAGGACTTCACGGGCGGGGTCAACCAATGGGCGCGGGATCTCGACTCACTGGTGGCCGGGGTCACCCGGTTGATTGATTCTCAAATTGCTGCCATGGGGGTGACCAAATGAACCCAATGAACGCCCAATTTTTCCGGGACCACTTTACCCTTGTCACCGTGAGCGATAAAGGCACCGAAGCCCGCGCGCTATTCGATGACGGGGAAACCCGCGCCGCCATCGCCGCCCAGCTGAATGTCAGCCGGTCAACCGTGGAGCACTTGACCCGCGCCCCAGCGCCGCGCCTGCCCGTGTGGACCGCTGATCAACTGGCCCGCCTGCCCGCACACGTTCGCCAAATGATCGAAGGGGGAACCAATGCCTAAAATTTCCATCACTTCAAAGCTGGACGGGATCCGTTCGTGGTCCCTTCAAGCCCTTGACACCTGTCCCGGGTCGATAGAGTCACCGGGCGTGCTGGTGGACGCCTGTAAAGGCTGTTACGCCACCACGGGGAATTATCGTTACCTGAACGTCAAAGCCCCACGGGAATACAACCGGCTCGACTGGCAGCGGCTCGACTGGTGCGACGAGATGGTGGCCGAGCTTGACAATGATCGTTACTTCAGGTGGTTTGACTCGGGGGATCTGTATTCGCTGGCACTGGCTGAAAAAGTGCTCGAAGTCATGCAACGCACGCCATGGGTCAAGCACTGGTTACCAACTCGAATGCACAAATTCCCCAAATTCCGTTTGGTCTTGGATCAGATGCGAGCGCTGCCCAATGTGGCCGTGAGGTTTTCCGCTGACAGCATCACCGGGGAATACATCCCCGGCCTTCACGGGTCCGTCATTGGACCCAGTGCTGAGACTTATCAGGACCGCCCCGGCGCTGCACTGTGCCGGGCTTATGAGCACGGGGGCCAGTGCTCTGGGTGTCGTGCCTGCTGGGATAGATCCATTGGATTGATCTGTTACCCTGCCCACGGTCAAAAGATGGCCCGTGTCATTCGCTTGAAGGTGGTTGCATGAAATTCGTTCTAATTTTGACCGCCAATAATGGCGAAACCGCCCGCCTGACCTATGACACCTTGACGGAAGCCCAGAACATGAAAACGGCATTCATGCTGATGGGTCAATACTCAAATGCCGAAATTTTGGAGACTTCAGAATGATGAACGCTCACAACACACCCACACAAAATGAAGACTTCCGCCGCGCTTGGGATGCAACTAACGCACGCTGGAAAGCCCAACAAAATCAACCCGTGAGGAATTGAACCATGGATCAAAAATTTACCAAAACCGATGTCTACAGCATCGCGGAAATAGTCGCCTTCCTCTATGCGGGCGCGATCCAACACCCCACGTTGGGGAACCGGGGGGAAGGGATGGACCTTGACAGTTGGAGTGGTCACACCGGGTTTGTGGGTCACTGCACGGGTTACGCCCTTGCAATTGACCAATGGTTGACAACTCGAAGCGACGAATTCCCCGGCGTGTTCGTCTATGAATTGATCGAACCCATGGGGGAGTGGTTAATTGAAAAATTCCACAATCCGCCCGAGGTGGCCGAGGTTTTGGACTATTTCAAAGTGGAATTTTTAGCATGGATCAATAAGGACGAATGAGCATGAACCAAAAAACCAAAATTCAAGCCCTGATGGCCGGGCTTCGCCGTGAAAAACGAAGCCTTGAAAAACGGACTTATCCTAAGTTCGTGCCGGGTATGACGGGTGGCGAATATGTCCGCAAATATAACGCGCTCAATTCTGGAAAGTACCGCACACGGGTAACGCTGGATTTTTTGCCCGATACATTGGCGAACCCTTCGCCCGTCTACGATCCGACAATTCCACTATGTTTTGAGGAGGTGACCAAATGAACAATTGGCCCTTTCCACCACCTACTGGCCCGATCCCGTGGACCGCTGCCCAAGTGAAACGATACGCCCGCGAGCAGCGCGAAGCGATGCCGGAGGCCCCGTTATGACCATCATTGTCGTTTCGGCCATCGTCGCCTTGATTCTCGCCGCTTGGGACAGTTGACCCAGCGAAACCCGTAACCCAGCGCCCCTAGGTTAGCCCCTAGGGGCATTTTTTGACCCTTGACCATGCAAACCCCTATGACCGATGAAAAAGCCCCGCAAAACCCTGAATTCGTGGCCGCACTGGCCGCAATCATCGAGCGCCACCAGTTGACCGAAGCCCGCGCTGCCGGTCTGCTGGGCGTGCCAGTGTTCACCCTTCGCAAATGGCGCACGGGTACCCGCGCGCCCAGCGCCGCCGCCGTGCGACTGGTGGAGGTGCTCGACATGGTGGGCGCACTGGCGCCCGCGCTGCTCGCTGGCCTGATCCCTGCACCACTTCCACCGAAACCCCCTAAGCAGAAACCCAAAATGGAAAAAAGCCCTTTATAAGGCGTTTGGAACTTTTTTGAAATTGGAATGACCCAAAATGAATCACACTGAATCCGAATACATCAACGAGGGCGCACGCTACGAGCGAGCCACAAACCCCGACACCGCTCGGGCCATCGCCTACAAGCTGCGTGCCATGCTGGCCAGCGAGAGGATCGAGGACCAATCCTATGCCCGAGACCAGATCGAGCAAGGCCGCAAGGAGGCACGCAAATGACACACTGCCAAAGGATATTCGAGGCCATCATGCGCACCAAGGGTCACACTGACTTCCTTATGACAAATGGCAAGTACATTAACCCCGGCTTGCAAGTGCGATGGAATTACTTTCGCATGGGCTGGGAAATGAAAGAGGTGACAGCATGAGAGACACGATAGACATGGCCCGTGAGGCTGGCTTTGAAACAATGATCACCAAAGGAAAGATTCATGGCTTTGACCGTGATGGTGACTACACCGAAGAACTCAAAGCCTTTGAAGCCCTTGTTCGTGCTGATGAGCGATGGGAGCAGTCAAAGCGCCGTGGCGTGCTGGCTTTCTGTCCTTACACAGGCAGGCCGCGCCACCCGAGTGACATTGCCAGTGACCCGCATGGCATCTTGATACTTGTCCCAGACCAACCAATAAGAGGAGAAACCAAATGACCACCAAAGACGAAGCATTGAAGCTGGCGCTGGAGGCGTTGGAAGAAAGCGTTGACCTTGTGCGTGAGGACTATGAGAACGCCAAGAAGCTGTACGGGAAGTATCCGTCACGCCAAGCACGTTTGCTTGGGATGGAAGATGGACTGTTAAAGCATGAGAACGCCATCACCGCTATCAAGCAAGCCCTTGCAGCACCTGTGCAGGAGCCTGTGGCGCACGATGAAGACTGGCTAGAGCAATTGTTCGGTGCACGTGGCCACCGTGACGCAACCGCCCGAGCCCGTCACCTTGGTGATGACGGCATCACGAAAGGCCAGTTATGAAGTGCGGAATGTTTGCAGACTCGCATCGAGGTAATGGCGTCCATTTTTCATTTGGCAGATGGACGCTTGCCGCCCGTATCCGGTGGTATTTTTACTTTACAAAAGTGCCAGCAAAGCCAGATTACACCAGAATGTACATTGGCCCATTTGAAATTGAATATCGCGGCATCACGAAAGGCCAGCCATGACACACATCACAATTGAAAGAGCAAAGCTGGAGCAGGTTCTGGAGGCGCTGGAGATATCCAAATGCACATCAAAGTACGAACAAGGCTGTCATGTTTGCGAAGCCATCACCGCTATCAAGCAAGCCCTTGCAGCACCTGTGCAGGAGCCTTTCGGGTACTTGTTTCAGCATGAAGAAACGGGACTGACTACTGTTGTCGATGTTCAGCAAGTTGACTGGGGTTTTGAGAAAAACAATCCACGGCATCAAAAGATTGGCCCCGTCTACACCACCCCACCCGCAGCACAGCGGCAATGGGTTGGGCTGACGGATGATGAGTTCAGAGATTTTGCATCCACGCTTGACTACGGCACTGGCGGCTTGATCCGAGCCATCGAAGCCAAACTCAAGGAGAAGAACACATGAAAGACTCTGACTACGCATTCCTTTTGGCCAACATATTCTTGGCGCGGTTCGTAGATAAAAAGTGGGCAGCGCTGGGATGGGCTGTCCACATGATCATCTTCGGAATCTTCCTTTACTTGGGGCACTGACATGACCTGCAAACACCGCTGGGAGCCGAGCTTCGACAAGCATAAGCGGCCAGGCACACACATCTACCAATGCACCCGCTGCTTCGGCATCATCTTCACCAGACTGAAGACACAATGAAAAAGGGGCCATCGGCCCCTTGATCAATCCAGCAACTCGGCCCCGTACACACGGGGCTTTTCTTTTCTGGACAACCTGTAGATGTCATCAAGCTGGCGCTGCTTGGCGTCAATCACGGCCTTGCGGTGATCCTTGAACTGCACAGCCAGCGCAGGGTTGATGGCCCACTGGGCATGGTGCTGGTTCTCTTTGCTGCCATCGTCCATGCGCATGACCCACCTGCCCTGCTCCAGAGGGTACATGGCCCCGTAGATCATCTGGTCCTGTTGCCACACGTTCACCTTCTCGATCTGGCGGCGTGCTGATCGCTTGATCTCGGCCAAGGTGATCGTGGACTCGTCGGCGTGCTGGATGATGTAGTCGCGCAGCCAGGTGTCGAAGTTGGACGCACCAGACAACTCGCTCAGGGCATACCGGTAAGCGGGCACCACGTAGGACTGCACCAGTTGGATCACCCGCTTGGCCAGGTCTGCGGACACTGTCATGCTGAAGGGCGACTCGATCAGGTGGAACATGAGCATGATGCGCCCAGCCAAGCCCTCGATCTTGCCGAATGCCGTCATGAATGTGTCGTCTGATTGCAACAGCCGCTCGTCGTGGCGCTTGGCGTCATACCAGTCCTGGAACTCCTGATACGCAGCCTTGGCCTCTGGGGACAACTGGTACGTCATCGCAGGCAAAGCGAACACGATGCGCAGGGTCTGCTCCCACTGCTGCTTGTTGAGCAGGTAGTCGGGGATCTCCACGGGCTTGCGGGTCAGGTCACCGTTCAGGATGCAGGGCACAAACCGCTGCACCAGACCATCGGCGCTCAGGTTGTGCAGGTTCTCACGGAACACACGGGGTTGGATGTTCCCGTAGATCGACACAGCCAGGTTCTCGGCAAAGATCGAGCCACTACCCACACGGTCCATCTCGTAGCTGCTCGACTCGTACGCCTTGACCCATGCCGAGCGGTCCTCGCCGCTGGCCTTGTCTGTCAGCTTGCGCACCCACGAGTTCATCTCGTCAAGGGCGCACAGCAGACCCCGAGGGCGATCTGCCGCCAGGCGCACCAGCTTCTGACTGGTCACGTCATCCACCGTGATGCGCAGGGGCACTGGCTGCGGTGGCAACTCATGCACCTGGGGCGCTTGATCACCGCCGAGCATCGCCTCGGGGCTGGCCGAGAACTCGAGGAATGCCTTTTTGCTGCTGGCGAACATGGCCTCTTGACCCTCCCAGTCCAGCAGATCCTTTTTGAACCGTGGCCGGTCTTCCATCTCGAGGTTCTTGAGTGGGGCCAGCATGGGCGCAGAGCCAGGGGTCTTCTTGTCCGCTGGGGCACCGATGGTCATGAGCCACAGCACCGGTGGCACCTTGAAGTCCTTGATCAGTTCCAGACGGGTGCGGGCATCCACGACACCACAGACAGCAGCCAAGCCCGCGAACAGGGGCACCAGAGGATCACAGCCCACGGTCTGGCCGATCTCCTCGGCACGGCGGGCAATGACAGCAGGCCACAGAGATACGTCCATCATCGGTGGCCGTGGCCGCAGGTCAACGATGACCGACTTTGGGTCGGCGGGTGCCTCGACAGCCGAGAACAAGGTGGAGATGTCGGGCATAGGCTTGATCCATCCGTGCTGCTTGGCGATGTGGAACAGACTGCCCAGCTTGACCGCTGTGGCTTTGTCGTTTCTGAAGCTGACCCACTGGTTGACGATCTCTTTTTCGCCAGGGTATTTGTCAACCGACTGCTGGCTCCAGTCATGCCAGAGGGTCAGGCCCTGGTCAAGCTGATCGGTCTGGTCCCCTGCCCACTTGAGCGCCATGCCCACGGTGACCCACTCCTCACGGGAGCAGTTGGCGGGGATTGCCTCGAGGGCTGATCGGATGTCGGACCACGATGCGTCGATGGCCTCACCGGTGCCGATGGTGCGCTCCTTGTCCTGCGCCAGCATGCCCTGCCACAGATCGAGCAGGGGCTGGGGGATCGTGGGCAGACGGGTCCAGTGACCCTTGCCAGCCCACCGGTAGGGCTGCTGTGTGTCGGGGTGGATGCTGGGAGGCATCACGTCCTGCACCGTCAGGCCGTTGGCCGTGGCGCAGCGCAGCTCGTAGGCTGTGACGCTGTTGATCAGGATCTTCTTGGACGGCAAAGCCAGGCCGAAGGGCATCTGGTACAGCAGCTTGCCGTGACCAGCCCTGCCCGAGTCCACGATGACAGCATCGTTGGCATCATACAACTCTTGCAGGTTGATGCCGTGTGCCCTGAGTGCCACGGTGGTGTTGTCCCACTCGTCAATGTCCAGCGCCATGGTGCCGCTGTAGGCATGGGCCAAGCCGATGCCGTAGCCTGCGGGCAGGTCACCCTGGGATTTGAGCGCGTTGGCCTTGATGTTCCAGCCAGGTGTGCGTGGCCCCTTGGTGCCTGCGGGGATGGGCACAAGTGACCAGCCATGACGGATGTACGCATCAATGGATGCAGGATGTGCTTGAACGGTTGGAATTGCTGTCATACAATGGACTCGCTGGTGATCGCAGTTGCCAGTTTCATGGTGTTTCTCCTTTGAAAGCCCTGACTCACAAGGTCAGGGCTTTTTCTTTTGCAAAAATAATTTCAAATCTGTGGCACAATCGTATCACAGGTGTGCTACACTTTGTGCAACCGATCAGGAAATAAATCATGGCAACCAAATCCAAATCAAAGTTTCTGACCATCCGGGTGACACCGGATGATCACAAGAAATTTCACGGCAAGGTCAAGAAGTTCGGGCAACCGTCTGAGGTCTTGCGTGAAATCATTCAGGCGTTCATTGACGACCGCCTGATCATTCAACCTCCCGTTACCGTAAAGGAATCTCTCTATGTCACTCGAAGCTGAAATCAAAGCACTGGCTCAAGCCGTGATCGCACTGACTGCCAAAATTGAAGGCATCAATGTAACAGCCCCCGCCACTGTTGCGCCAACACCCGCACCCGTGGTACAAGCTGCCCCCGTGGTTGTGTCTGTCGTGGACACCCCCGCACCCGTGGCCGCTGCTCCCGTGACTGCTGCACCCGCAATGCCAGCGCCTCCTGCCTTCGTGGCCCCAGCGCCTGCTGCTGCCCCTGTGGCCACTGGCGCACCGTTCACGGATGGCAAAGGTCTGATCGACTACGTCATGGGCGCATACAAGGCTCTGGGTGCTGCCAAGGGCGCACAGATCCAGAACGTCCTGGTGGGTCTGGGTTACCAGAACATCAACGATGTGAAGCCCGAGCACTACGGCGCTTTGTTCGCTGGTGTGGAAGCACTCAAGTGAGCACGAAAGATTTGCCTAGTTGGCACCCACTCGCTGAGCGTGTGCAAGACATGACCCTGCGCGACTACTTTGCAGCCAATGCGTTGCAGTCTTATTGGTCTGACCCTGATGTAGTTGGCAACTTAGATACGGCTGCTGCATGGGCGTATGACATGGCAGACACCATGTTGGAAGCGAGGAAGAAATGAGCGCACACGCCCAACTGTCTCCATCGAAGCGTAACCGTTGGGCCTTGTGCCCTGGCTCGATTCGAGAGGAAGCCAAGTACCCTGAGACTGGTGGTGGCCCTGCCGCCATTGACGGGACACACAGCCACACGCTGCTGGAGCGCTGCATTGGTTCATCCGAGCCAGCCGCAGCCTACATCGGCGCATCGCTGACTGACCACGAAGGCACGTTCATCGTGGACAAGGCTCGTGCCGAACGTGTGCAGATTGCCCTTGACTACATCGCCAAACGAGTGGCCGAGGAGTCCACACCATTTCTTTACATCCCCAAGGTGATCAGCGAAACCCGTGTGGACCCTGAACACCTGCTCGGTCGTGACGACTTGTCGGGCACCGTGGACATCCAGATCCATGGCTACGACCTGCTCGAGCTGATCGACTACAAGGATGGTATGGGTGTCGTTAGCGCAGAAGGTAATTTGCAGCTTGAGCAGTACGCCTACGGTGTCCTGGCTGGCTTCAAGTTGCCCGTTAACGGCACCTATCCATTCAAGATGGTGCGCATGACGATCATCCAGCCCAAGCTGGCGCTGCGCGGGATGCCTGCCGTCACATGGCACGATGTGCCTGTAAGCAAACTGTTGGCCGACATGGGTACAATCGTGGCTCAAGCTGCTGCAACTGATCGACCAGATGCACCGCTTGTACCGGGTGACAGTCAATGTAAATTCTGCCGTGCCAAGGGTTCCTGCTCTGCACTGGCAAACAACGTAATGAAAGAGGTCGGAATCATGTTCCACCCTATCGGTAATCCACAACCCTTGAGTGTTTCATACGAACCACTCGATGTCGCACAGCAAAGTGCCGACAAAGATCCATCCACGATGGACGATGCCCAGATCGCTCAGATCATGGAAGCTGCCCCCCTGATGCGTCAACTCCTCGAAGGTGTCGAAGCTGAAGCGTTGCGCCGCATGCAAGCTGGCCAAACCATCCCTGGCCTCAAGCTGGTCAATGGTCGTGGCTCCCGTGCATGGGCACTGCCTGAAGCCGAGATGGCCGATAAGCTCGTGAAGATGGGCATCCCCAAGGGCGCTGTCTACGAAACCAAACTCGTGTCCCCTGCCAAGGCTGAGAAGCTGACGTGGGAAAAGCGTGATGGCACCAAGGTCCAACTGACCGAGCGCCAACTCAAGCGCATGGACCAAGAGTACGTGGCCAAGATGGCTGGCAAGCTCACCGTGGTTCCTGAATCTGACAGCCGACCCGCTGTCATCATGAATGCTGCGCCGCTGTTCAGCGCAGTAGAGGCAGCACCCGCTGCCGAATCCCTGCCCTCGTGGCTTTCTTAAACTGGAGTAAATGTAATGTCCGAAATCATCTTCCTGTCCGATGTCCGTCTGTCTTTCCCCCACCTCGCTGAACCCCAGAAGCAAATTGATGCCAAAACAGGTAAAGAGCGCATCAGCTTCAACTGCGAGTTCATCATGCCGCAGGATCATCCCGGCTTTGCGCAGTTCATGGCCCGCTACGGTGCTTTGGCACTGGAGAAGTGGAAAGAGCACGCCCAGACCGTCATGGGCATGATTCAACAGGATCGCAAGCAACGTTGCTTTGGCATGGGCAATGAGAAGATCAACAAAAAGACCTTCCAACCCTACGATGGCTACGCTGGCAACGTGTTCATCACTGCTGGCCGTGACACCGCGCCTCAGATGATTCAAGCTGATGGTTCACCCATTGACCCATCGAACACGATGGCCTACCAGCAACTGGCCCGCAAGATGTACGGTGGTTGCCGTGTCAATGCAGCCATCAAGCCTTGGCCACAGGACAACAAGCATGGCCGTGGCATCCGCTGCGACTTGATCGCTGTCCAGTTCTTCAAGGACGACACACCCTTCGGTGAAGGTGCCGTGGATGCGTCGAGTCTGTTCGGCGCTGTGGCCGGTGCTGCTCCTGCTGGCTTTGGTGCCGTGGCTCCTGCGATGCCCGCTGCACCGTTTGCTGGCCTGCCATCCTTCCTGGGTGGTCAGTAATTGAATCGGGGCCACTGCCTCTGGGGGTTCCTGGGGGACCGGCCAGTGGCCCCACCTTTTGAGTAACCGTAATGAGTAACGAATATGTCTTCGACATCGAAACCTACCCCAACGTCTTCACGCTGGCGGTGGAGCACGCAGAAGCGCCGATCCGATGGGCTTTTGAAATCACACCCTGGCGCAACGACTCCAAAGAAATCATCGCGTTTCTCCAGTATCTCAAGGATACGAACGCCCGCATGGTCGGGTTCAATAACCTGGGGTTCGACTACCCCGTCCTGCATACGCTGATCCGCATGGGTCACAGCGATGCCTTCACGCTGTACCAGAAGGCCATGGCCATCATCAACTCGCAAGATGACAGCGACCGATGGATGCACATGGTCAACCCGAGTGACCGATTCATTGAGCAGGTGGACCTGTTCAAGATTCACCACTTCGACAACAAGGCCCGAGCCACCAGCCTCAAGGTGCTCGAGTTCAACATGCGCTCTGACAACATCGAGGATCTGCCGTTCAAGGTGGGTACCGAGTTGACACAGGAGCAGGCCGTCAAGCTCAAGCAGTACAACGCGCACGATGTGGCGCAGACCAAGCTGTTCCTCGGGCACACCGCTGACATGATCAAGTTCCGCGAGGAGCTGTGCCGCTTGTACCCAGGCAAGGACTGGATCAACTACAACGACACCAAGATCGGCAAAGAGTTCTTCGCAATGAAGCTCGAGGAAGCCGGTGTCACGCTGTACGACTTCGGCCCCAAGGGGCGCACACCTCGGCAGACCCCACGCCCCCAGTTGGCGCTCAAGGACGCCGTCTTGCCTTGGATCACATTCGAGCAGCCCGAGTTCACACGGGTGCTGGCCTGGCTCAAGGACCAAGTGATCACTGAAACCAAAGGGGTCTTTGATGACGTTGTTGCTCGGGTTGATGGTTTTGAATTTGTGTTTGGCCTTGGTGGCATTCACGGCTCTGTTGAGTCGGAGGTTATTGAGTCCGATGCTGACCATGTCATTGTTGATCTGGATGTCAGTTCTTACTACCCTAACCTGGCGATCAGCAACCGGTTCTATCCTGCCCATTTAGGTGAGTCGTTCTGCGACATCTACAAACACTTGTACGAGCAGCGTAAAACCTACGCCAAAAACAGCGCAGAGAACGCCATGCTGAAGCTGGCGCTCAACGGTGTGTACGGTGACAGCAACAACCCGTTCAGCGTGTTCTACGACCCGCTGTTCACCATGAGCATCACGCTCAACGGGCAACTGCTGCTGTGCGTGCTGGCCGAAGGGATGATGCACATTGACGGGTTGAAGATCATCCAGGTGAACACGGACGGCATGACCGTGCGGGTGCCCCGCGCCAACAAGTGGTTGGTGGACACGGCACGCGCTGCATGGGAGTCGCGCACCGGCTTGCAACTGGAGGAGGCGATCTATTCGCACATGTTCATCCGTGACGTGA